ACTATGCTGAGACTGCCGACATTCTTGATGTTGAGAAGAGTGTGTCCTGGTTAATCTCCAGGGAAGAATCTGCACTCAAGCAGATTTTGGCGAATGAACCACTTGGTGAGACCAGCAAATCTCTAACCGTTGACGCTGAGTTCAAGACGCAGTCTAAAGCTAAGGCTGTTCCCGGTTTTGCAGCCACTTTGCCGTACGGTCAGTCCATTTTGGCAAATTCCAAGGGATTTAATGCCTATTTTGCTGGCGTACAACCTAGAGCTTATCTCAATGCTCAGAAGAGGCTGCGCCGTGGAATTGTTTTGGATTATGGTTTGTCTGATGACGACTTGTCTTCCGAACTTAGGCTGATCGGTGCTGCTGCTGAGATGAATGGAGCCCAGAATGTGCAGGCAGATGTGAGTCGTCAGGACTCTTCGCATACTGCTGCCACACTTTATGCCTTCATTTTGTTCTTGAGGGATTGCGGTGCAGACCAGGGTGAACTGGATTTTTACCTGGCCTATTGTCGTAAGTATATGTTCCTTTCCCGTGGTGCTGATGCGTGCAAGGGCGAGGTTTCTTTCAATCTTGGATCTGGCGATCCCTTTACTCTTCTGCGCAATGACCATATGGAATTGCTTGTCGTTTGCTTACGGTATGTTCATGCCAACACTGCTATCATTGTGGAAAAAGGTGATGACGTCCATGGAGTCATTAAAGATCTTACTCCCAGACCTGTTGGCAGTTTCCCTTCAATTAGGAATGTCATATTGAAAATCGACTATGGTCAGGTTGGTTATCACGCTGGAAGATTTCATGATGGCAATCGGTATATTGTTGACCCCGTACGCGCTTTCCTCAAGCATTTGACTAGGTTGTCAGATGCTAATGTTACTGAGGAAACGTTGTATCGCAGTTACGTTTCCAGGGCCACTGACTATTCTGATGCAGAGGTTGAGTTTCTGCTCGTTGCTTGTCAAGTCCATTATCCATTCTTTTCTTCTTCGCAAATTTCTGTTATCATTGATTTTATGATTTCTATTCGGACTCGGTCAGTTTTCGTTCGTTATTCCAAGTTGAGGTTACCTGAATTTGCTATTACAGTTGATACAGAGAGTAACTGTTTGATGAATTGCGTTGCTGCTCTTCGCCCTGGTAAACCTAAGTGGTATTATCGACGTTTCAGATCTTTGCATATTTCTCAAGCCAAGGCACTTCTTGATGCCGAGGGAATTCCGTATGTCATCGTTGATAACTTCGACGAGACTGTCGGAAAGATTATGTTGACGTCAACTCACGCAAAGGTTATCGTCCGTTACGTTTAGGGTGTTGTGTTCCGTTTGTCTCTCTTCTTTTCTCCTTTCGTTGCCTTGTTTTGTGACCTTTAATTCTTTCTTTCTTCGTCATGGTTAATGGACCAACTCCTCCCGCCTCGCCTACTGCTGCATCTGCCTCTACTTCAGGCGGTGTTGCTTCGGATGTTATTGATCTTGGTGTGTCTACTTCGCCCAGCCTTTTTGCTAACGTCCCTGGCAAGTCTCTCTCTGCTCCTACCGGTGTTGTCGTTCTGCCTTGTGCAGCCTTCTTCGATATCGAGCACCAACATTACGGAAGCTTCTACAACTTCCGTGAGCACCCGAGAATCGTCACTGCATTGCAATTGTTTGCCGTTGTCGAACTCGTCTCCGTTCGTGCCTTCCTCTTCCAGCCCGGTCTTGTCAAAGATGCGCCCATCGCGCTTATCCGATTTGGAATTGTCCCCCGTGCCATCACTACGCACTCTGGGACCACTAGCCGAACAGCCTCTATCCCCTCTCTCCACTCGATTGTTACCAATCCAGTGTTCGCCTCCTCCGGAGCTTATTCCTGGTCTAACCCGGTGGTGAGTGGTGGGTTTCCTTTCCCTCCTGGTGTGCAGATTGATCTGCGCGCTATCGAATCGCGGTTCAATTATGCCGTCTTTTGTCTTGTGAATGACACTGTGTCTACGACTAGTGGTGCCATTTACAAGTGTCAGTTGGACTTTGTTGTTCGTTGTGAGGGTACCGGTTTTGGAGCCGTTTATTGATTTACGTTGTTTGTGTTTCGTCTTTCTTTTCTTTCCTTAATTTGTTTTACTCCTCGCGTTTGTTTTTGGGCGGGGTTGAATTGCCCTTGCAATGAATCTCTT